AATGGTGTAACAGAGATCCCTGAGAAATACAAGGGGAAGAATCTTGAAGACATTGTACGCATGCATCAAGAGGCTGAAAAGCTTATTGGTAGGCAAGCACAGGAAGTTGGTGAAGTTAGACGTTTAGCGGATGAACTACTAAAACAAAGCTTAGCTCAAAAGACACAACAACAAGCACAACCAAAAGCGGTGGATATTCCACCACAAGAGATCGACTTCTTTGAAGATCCGCAGAGTCACGTTAATCGTGCTGTTGCGAATCATCCTGATGTATTGGCAGCTAAACAAGCTTCCTTGCAACTCAAGCAAATTCAGACACAAGCAATGCTCAATAAGAAGCATCCTGACTTTGCAAGTATTGTAAGCGATGGTGAGTTTCAAGAGTGGGTTAGGTCTTCTCCAATGAGACTTAATATCTACGCTATGGCTGATGCTCATTATGATTTTAATGCAGCTGATGAACTTATCTCTACATTCAAACAGATTCGTACATCTAAGACACAACAAACTACTGATGCAGGTAACGCTGTCCGCAAACAGAACCTTAAAGCAGCTAGTGTCGATGTTGGAGGAACTGGAGAATCTTCTAAGAAGACATATCGTCGTGCCGACCTTATCCGGCTACGTATGACAGATCCTGACCGATATGAAGCCTTACAACCAGAAATTATGGCAGCATATCAAGAAGGTCGGGTGAAGTAATTTAATTAATTTATTATCATCATCAGGAGATTTTTAAAATGGCATTAGGTACAGATCACGTAACAAGTACGACCGCAGCAACGTTCATTCCAGAAGTATGGAGTGATGAGATTGTAGCGGCTTACAAAAAGAGCTTGGTTGCAGCTAACCTAGTTAAGAAGATGAGCTTCAAGGGCAAGAAAGGTGACGTAGTTCACATTCCAGTCCCTACCCGTGGCAATGCTTCAGCTAAGGCAGCTTCTACACAAGTTACATTGATTGCAGCTACTGAGTCTGAAGTAACTGTTGCTATCAACAAGCACTACGAGTATTCACGTTTGATCGAGGATATCGTGGAAGCTCAAGCTTTGTCTAGCCTCCGTCAGTTCTACACTGATGACGCTGGTTATGCTTTGGGTAAGCAAGTTGATACTGACTTGGTAACTTTGGGTCAACAGTTCAACGTTTCAACAGCTGGTGCAGGTAACTTCCGTTACGCTGGTGCTTTCATTGGTGGCGATGGCTCTACAGCTTTCGACTACACAGCTAACACCAACGCTGGTAACGCCTCAGCTTTGACAGCTGCTGGTATCCGCCGCACTATTCAGCGTCTTGATGACAGCGATGTTCCTATGGACAATCGTTTCTTCTTGATTCCTCCTTCAGTGCGTAACACCATCCTCGGCTTGTCTGAGTTCACCACCTTCAACAGTGTTGGTGAAGCCGGTACTGCTAACAGCATCCGTAACGGTATGATTGGTGACATTTATGGTGTTCCAGTCTATGTTACTTCCAACGCTGGCTACGCTAACAGCGCAGCTAACGGTTCAGGTACTAACATCGGTCGTGTGTGCTTGATGGCTCACAAAGACTCTATGGTGTTGGTTGAGCAAGTCGGTGTCCGTTCACAGACTCAGTACAAACAAGAGTACCTCGGTACATTGTTCACTGCTGATACTTTGTACGGTTGCGCTGAGTTGCGTAACTACGGTGGTGTTGCCCTCGTGGTTCCCGCTTAAGTAGACTAAGGGTTCTCCGCACTCAAAAGGTGTGGGGAGCCTTTTTAATGTATTATAAGTTTAGTACATCAGAAAGGTTAACAGTCAAATGAAGTTTAAGTGTAATCAATCAGGTAATACCGTTGAGTTCTTTCAAGAGCATGAGATTGCTGAGATGCGTAAACATGCAGGATATACAGAAGTACCTCCAGAAGCTCCTAAACCAGTAGCACCAACACCATCAACATCATCAAACAGTAAGAAGGTAGCTAAGAATGAGATCAGTATCAACGGGGAACCAACTAACAGCGGGAACTAAAACTACTGTCTATACCGTTCCTACTGGCTACTACGCTAAGTGGAATCTTTGCTTTATTTCAAATCACACAGGTAACAATAAGCTGGTAAGTGTTTGGTGGTACGACTCTAGCCAGAATGCTGAAATTACAGTTGTTGATGCTTACCAGATTGCAGCTACTCAGTACCTTCGCTTTGATGGTGGTGCTTATGTAGTACTTGAAGAGGGAGATCAAGTGCGTATTACACCTGAGACTGGATCTGCAATGTCAGCTACTAATACGTTTGAGTTATACAGAAAAGGCGAGTAACAGTAATGGCTATTTTTAACCAGAATAACATGTTAAGCGACTTCGCCTTTGAAGACATGGGCGGTGGTGGTGGCTTATTTGATAGTGGCTCATTCACTCTTCAAGATCTGTTAAATTATTCATCAACTCCTGAGCCTTCCTTTGTAGCTCCAGCGCCAGCTCCTGTGTATATGCCAGAGCCTGTGTATCAACCAACGTTTACACCTGAGCCTGTAGCAGCTCCTATGCTGCCTCCAGCTGTAATGGAGTCATTGTTCATGGGACAACCTGTAGGTGCTGTTATGCCTACTCCTGAGTCGGTGTACCAGCCTATGCCGGCTTATCAGCCTATGCCGGCTTATCAACCTATTCAACAAGATGCAGACGCACCAGTTGAGCAATTACAGCCTGCACAGCCAGTACAGGAGACTAAGCCATCATCGGCATCGGTTATTGATAGCCTTACAAAGCAAATCTTAGGCTCTAGCGATTCTTCTAAGTGGCAAGGTGGTGTAGGTGCTGAACAAGCCGCTAAAGACATGGCTAAGATCATGGCTGGCATTGGCATCACAGACATTAGTCAGTTTGGCAAGATTACACAGACTGGCTTGCAAGAGGATGTTCGTCCTGATGGTCGTGGTGGTTATGTTGACCAACGAGGCAATCCTGTTGACCCTAACATTGTCACCCCTATAGATATAGAAGGTATGGTTTCTTATACCGCCCCAACAGGTACACAAGAGACTTACGGCAACAAGTTAACAAACCAAGCTGTACCGATTACATATAGTGAGCGTCAAACAGGTAACGCCTTTGGTGGTACTTTTGAGGGCAAAGGTAACACAGGCTACAGAGTAGATTTCGATGCTTCAGGTAAGCCTGTTTTCTATACTACTGGTGCATCAAGCTCAGATGCTGCTAGTGCACTTCCTTTCATTCAGATGGCTTTGTTGGCTACTGGTGCTGGAGGGCTGTTAGGTAATGCTTTACTAGGCTCCGGTGCTTCACAAGTAGCTGCTAATGCTCTTGGTGGTGCTATCTTAGGTGGTGGTACTTCTGCAATTACAGGTGGCGGTGTAGTTAAAGGTGCATTGTTAGGCGGTGCAGGCGGTGCTTTGTCAGGCTACTTAGCTCCTGAAGTGCCTGTGGATGCTGCAGGTACTCCTACAGTAGATCCTGAAGCGTTCATGACTCCTGATGTTTCAATCTTTGAAGCTCCTCCAACTAACACACTGTTCCCTCCTATTGAAGCTCCTCCAATAGATGTAGCTCTCCCTCCAATTACAGAAGCTCCAGTAGTCACAACACCTCCTTATATTGAGCCTGAGTCTTTTATGACTCCTATGCCTGTTGAGCCTACGCCAGTGCCTACACCTACCTATGTAGAGCCTGAAGCATTCATGACTCCTCAAGCTCCTATTGTCACTGAGGCTCCTGTCGTTACTGAGGCTCCTATTGTCGCTGAAGCTCCTGTATCAGTAGTAGATAATATTCCTGAACTGGTTATTACACCTACTCCTGAACCTGTAGTTACACCTGATGTTGCTGCTAATCCCCCTGCCTTAACTCTTGCAGACCTAGGTATTGATTACTCATTAAACAACGGTAGTCTAATGAAGCCGTTGACTGATATGGGTGGCGCTCAAGGTGTACAGCCGGGTACTTCAGCTAACTTACCTGACATGGGTGGTGGACAAGGATTAACTATTAATGTAGGTGCTCCATCTACAACTCTTGCAGATGCTATAGCTACCTTAGCAGGTGTTAACCCAGCTCCTTTACCTGACATGGGTGGAGCTCAAGGTTTGACATATCAGACACCTACAGGTTTAGTTACTGAGGGTGGTCTGTTAGCTACAGGTATTGCAGGTACAGTTCCTTCAGTATTAGGTGAGACAGGTATTAATACAGCTACTAATATTGGTTCTAACATCGGTACTGAGTTAGCTAAGATTAACACAGGTATTACTGAGCCTACACCAGCACCTCCAGCTAGTACTAATCCTTTAAGCAATCTTACACCCTCACAAATAGCTAACATCCTTAAAGGTGCTGCAGGTTTGTTTGGTGCTGTCAATGCTTCAAAGGTAGCCGGTGGGGGTTCTACAGCTTTCAATGTAGGTGCTTTGCCTACACAGGGTATTCCTCTGAATAGTCAAGATTATTTCAATGCTATTCAACAGAACTATAACTCGTTACTACCTGCACTGCCTAAGGATGTTGCTACACCTCTTGCAAACTGGTATAACTCTCAATATGGGGCTTAAGTAATGTCAATTTATCGAGGCCCGGGAGGTTCTGGTGATGCTACGAATGACGCTAGCAGTCAAGCTTCTTTAGTAGCTCAGAAAGTTACTGAGGCTACTGAGGCAGCTTCACAGGCTTCTGCAAGTGCCATTGCAGCCAGTACTTCAGCATCTAATGCATCTACGTCAGCCAGTGCAGCTAGTACATCCGCTAGTGCTGCAGCTACTTCAGCTTCTAATGCATCCACATCAGCTAGCTCAGCAAGTACTTCAGCATCTAATGCAAGTTCATCGGCAAGTACAGCTACTACACAGGCTACTAATGCAGCTAGTTCAGCTACCACAGCAACTACTAAAGCTAGTGAGGCTGCATCATCGGCTACAGCTGCAGCTTCATCAGCTACCAATGCAGCTAACAGTGTAGCAAGTATTGGTACATCTGTCAGCGATGCTGCAGCGTCAGCCTCAGCAGCCTCTAGCAGTGCCTCAGCAGCCTCTAGTAGTGCTTCAGCAGCCAGTACAAGTGCAACCAATGCAGCTAGCTCAGCTTCAGCAGCGTCCTCTAGTGCTTCAGCAGCGTCCTCTAGTGCTAGCTCTGCAAGCTCTTCATCAAGCTCTGCGAGCTCCTCGGCTACTACAGCAACTACTAAGGCCAGTGAAGCTGCTACATCAGCTACTAACGCTAGTAACTCAGCTACAGCAGCTTCATCATCAGCCAGTACAGCTAGCACACAAGCGAGTAATGCAGCCAGTAGTGCTTCAGCTGCTTCAACGTCAGCCTCGGCTGCTTCAACGTCAGCTTCAGCTGCTTCATCATCAGCTACCAATGCAGCCTCAAGTGCTACTAACGCAGCTTCGTCAGCCACAGCAGCTGCATCATCAGCTACTAGCGCAGCTTCATCAGCTAACTCAATTCTCAATGGAACTATTAACGGTGGGACTTACTAAATGACTTCAACTATTATCACAAAGAACAGTAGCACAGCCTCTTCTGTGCCTTCATCTGGCTCACTGACTCAAGGTGAGTTAGCTGTTAACGTTACTGACAAGAAACTGTACACCAAGGACTCAGGTGGTACTGTCGTTAAGCTTGTTGGTAGTCTAGGTAATCAGGAAGCTAGTGCTGCAGCAATCACTGGAGGTTCTATCAATGGAACTACAGTGGGAGCTTCTACAGCCTCTACTGGTGCTTTCACAACTTTATCAGCATCCTCTACAGTATCAGGCACAGGCTTTAGCACTTACCTAGCAAGCCCTCCTGCTATTGGTGGTACAGCGGCTGCGGCTGGTTCATTTACAACTCTAGCGGCTTCTGGTGCTGTAACCCTCTCTGGAGGCACTGCTAACGGAGTAGCGTATTTAAACGGCTCTAAGGTTGTTACAAGCGGTTCTGCGCTTACTTTTAACGGAACTGGTTTGGGCATTGGTGTTTCAAGCGCATCTAATCCTTTGCATATTGATTTTGATGGAACAGCAGCACGAATTGTTAGGGGTAGTGCTGTAGGCTTTTTATATAACACAGGAACTGCATCAACAGATTCATTCCGTATTCAGTCAAATGCTGGCCCTGTTGACATTTACACAGCAAGTGGTCAACCAATCACATTTAGCGCAAGTGCCTCAGAACAAATGCGCCTAACCAGCACAGGTCTGGGTATTGGTACAAGTAGTCCTGCTTTTAAATTGCAAGTAGTTGGCGCTAGTCAAATTCAAACTAATGCGGCTGGAACTCAGCAAGTTCTGCAACTTAACAATAGCGATACCACAGCAGGAACTCAAGCAGTTAAGTTGGGTTTCTCTAGTGCAGGAAGTACAAAAGCCTCTATCAATGCCGCTGTGTACGGCAATGACTACATGACATTTAATGTCGGTAGTGACACGGAGCGTTTAAGGCTCGATAGCTCAGGCAATCTAGGCTTGGGAGTTACTCCTAGTGCTTGGGCATCTGACCGCAGGACTTACCAAGTTGGTCGTGGTGGCGCACTTACTTCAGGAACTGGAGCAGGATTTGTTACGCTTTCGTCAAACACTTATTACGATGGTACAAATTATCGTTACATAGCTACTGATTTCTCAGTGTTATATGGACAAACTACAGGTCAGCACCAATGGCTAACAGCCCCATCAGGCACAGCAGGAAACGCCATTACCTTCACCCAAGCCATGACATTGGACGCCTCGGGGAATTTGGCTCTTGGTACTACATCGGCAGGAGACAGACTAACAGTCTCTGGCGGTCGCATCCGCATGGATCAGGATTATCAAATCGTATGGCAGAACGCTGGTACTAATCGTGCTCGTATTTATGGCGACAGTGGCAACAACATTCTTTTTGAAAATGGTTCCGGCAACACAGAGCGTGCCCGTATAGACTCAAGCGGTAACTTGCTGGTGGGGACTACAAGTGACTCTGGTGGTCGAGTAAATATTACATACACGGGAGGTAGCGATCTTTTCGGTATCCGTTTAAATACATCCGCAAGTGGAACAAGCACAGCAATTCAGTTTGTCAATTCAAACGCTGGCCCAGCTCAAGTGGGAGGTATTACAACAACAACAACGGCAACCGCCTATAACACCTCCTCCGACTACCGCCTGAAGAACACCATTGCACCAATGACAGGCGCATTGGCTAAAGTCGCATTGCTAAAGCCTTGCACATACAAGTGGAACAAAGACAACAGCGATGGCGAAGGCTTTATTGCTCACGAACTTGCAGAAGTTGTACCTCAATGCGTGACTGGTGAAAAGGATGCTGTGGATGAAGATGGCAATCCTAAGTACCAAGGCATTGATACATCATTCTTGGTGGCTACATTAACAGCGGCTTTACAAGAAGCGGTAGCAGAAATAAATTCACTCAAGGCACGCTTGGATGCCGCTAATCTTTAAACTGAAAGGTAAATTATGACTACTACATGGAAAATCTCTACACTTGATCGTGAAGTCTCTAATGGCTTTGTAACCACAGCCCATTGGACTTGCACAGCAGTAGACGGAGAACACTCTGCCTCTGCCTACGCAACAGTCTCATGGGCTGAAGGTACTCCTGCCATTCCTTACGCAAACCTCACAGAAGCTGAAGTTTTGTCATGGGTGTGGGAGTCTGTTGACAAAGCAGCGACAGAGGCTTCTTTGGCGGCTCAGATTGCTTTGCTGAAGAATCCTGTTAAGGCTACTGGTACGCCTTGGACTGAGTAATCCATAGGTTATCATGGACAATAAAGAAGTCACTCATGAGCATATCTATGACAGGCTGTTAGCTGTTGAGGCTAAGGTAGACAGTATTGAGAAGAACACTCAAGAGGTTGTAAAGGCATTCAATGCAGCTGCAGGTGCTTTTCAAGTTCTTGAGTGGGTCGCTAAAGCTATCAAGCCACTCATTGTTATAGGTGCTTTCTTCGGAGCTATTTGGTTAGCTATTGATAATAAACTACACGGGAGTTAAAGGTATGGTAATGCCTACAAGAGGACAGCGTACAGCTAAGAACAAGATGAAGAAAGTTATGGGTGAGTACAAAGAAGGTACTCTCCACAGTGGTAAAGGTGGCCCTGTGGTGAAGTCAAGATCTCAAGCAGTTGCGATTGCTTTGAGTGAAGCTGATAGAGCTAAGAGAAAAACTGGTAGAAATAAAAAGTAATAAAGGAATACACAAATGGCTACGTATTTAGACGTTGTGAACAATGTGCTCAGACGCTTGCGTGAGCCTGTTGTATCCTCAGTAACAGATACTGATTATTCAGCTATGTTAGGTGTGTTCGTTAATGATGCTAAGCGTGAGATTGAAGATGCTTACGATTGGAATGCTTTATCGGACACACTGACAGCCACTACCACTGAGGACATCTTTAACTATGTTCTGGTAGGCTCTCGTACTCGTTTCCGTACTATTGATGTATTCAACGAGACTAAAGAAGTTGAAATGCACTACAGGCCTACAGGATGGATGAATAGACAGTTCATCATTGTAGATCAACAGAAGGGTGAGCCTACATACTACAACTTCAACGGTGTAGATGTTAATGGTGACACTCAAGTTGATGTGTATCCAATTCCTAATGGTGTATATGATCTACGCTTTAACTTGGTTATCCCTCAGGCTGACTTAGTTAACGACAATGATCGTATCTTAGTTCCTTCACATCTAGTAGCTATGCTAGCCCACTCTAAAGCTATTGCTGAGCGTGGTGAGGACTCAGGAGTCTTGTCTTCAGAGGCCTATCAGATGTACAGATTAGCTCTTGCTGATGCTGTAGCTATTGAGCGTAATCACTACGATGAAGAGATGACTTGGGAAGCTATCTAATGTCAGAACAACTATTAACGACAACTATTCAAGCTCCGGGCTTCATGGGTTTGAACCTTCAGGACTCTTCAGTGAGTCTTGAGAATGGTTACGCCACTGTAGCTACTAATTGTGTGATTGATAAGTTTGGACGTATTGGTGCTCGTAAAGGATGGAGCCCAGCTCACTCAACCTTAGCAGCTTTAACAGGTTTCAATGTTAAGGCTATTGGTGAGTTGATTGATAACAGTGGTAACTCCTACATTGTAGCTGCTGGACATAGTAAGTTATTTAAACTGTCAGGATCTACCCTTACAGAGTTAACCTACGGAGGTGGCGGCACAGCTCCTACCATTACAGACGATAACTGGCAGATGGCTCCGTTGAATGGCTGTTTGTTTATCTACCAAGCTGGTCATGATCCTCTAGTGTTCGATCCTGCGACCAGTGCAACTACTTATAAGCGTATCTCTGAGAAGACTGGTTACTTAGGTACAGTTAAAAGTAACAACTGTGTAATCAGTGCCTACGGTCGTACATGGAGTGCCAATAACAGTACAGACAAGAGTACTGTACAGTTCTCAGACCTACTATCTGGTCATGTCTTGAATACAGGTACTTCAGGTACTTTAGATGTATCTACAGTGTGGCCTGCAGGTTCTGATGAGATTATTGCCTTAGCTGCACATAATAACTTCTTGATTATCTTTGGTCGTAGACAAGTATTAGTGTATGCCAATGCTACAGATCCTAATAACTTAACACTTTCTGATACAATTACAGGTGTAGGTTGCTTTGCTAGGGACTCCGTAGCTAAGACTGGTAGTGATATTGTCTTCCTGTCAGATACTGGTGTTAGATCCTTGATGAGAACTATTCAAGAGAAGTCAGCTCCCATGAGAGAGATTAGCTTGAATGTTAAGGATGCTTTAATAGATGATTTAAGTTCTGAGACAGCAGCTGATATTAGATCGGTATATTCAGATAAAGATGCCTTCTATTTATTGTCCCTTCCTGCAACTAATACTGTCTATTGTTTTGATATGCGTGGACAGTTACCTAATGGTGCAGCTAAGACTACAACGTGGGATAATATTACTCCTACAGCTTTCTTTTACACCCGTAGTAAGGAATTATTGCTAGGACAAGAAAGTTATATTGGAAAATATCAGAATTCACTTGACAACACTAGCACTTATAAGTTAAAATACTATACTAATTACTTTGACTTTGGTTCACCTACATCATTGAAGATCCTTAAGAAGATTAACATGACCTTTGTAGGTGGTAATGGAGCTGATGTAATTGTTAAGTATGGCTTTGATTTCAGTCCTAGTTATATATCAAGAGTAGTTGAACTTGGTAATATATCAGTAGCTGAGTATGGTACTTCTGAGTATAACATTGGACAATATACAGCTGGTGTTGTCTACGATAACCAGAAGATTAACGCAAGTGGTTCAGGCAATGTAGTACAGCTTGGACTTGAGACTGATATTAATAACTTTGAAATATCATTACAGAAACTAGATTGCTATGTTAAAGCAGGAAGGACTAGATAATGTCTAATTACACCAAGGCTACTGACTTTGCAGTGAAGGACTCCCTATCAACGGGGAACCCTTCAAAGCTTGTTAAAGGCACTGAAATTGATACTGAGTTTAGTGCTATTCAATCAGCAGTTAACTCTAAAGCTGATAAAGCTAATCCATCATTCACAGGGACTCTGACAGCAGTGGATATCACTATGACAGGATCATTTACAGGAACACTTGACGGAGGCATATACTAAAATGGCTTTTGATTGGACAGATTTAATTGGCCCTTTGCTGGGCACTGCAGGTAGCGTATATTCAGCTAACACAGCTGCTAATGCTACCACTAACGCAGCTAATCAAGCTGCACAAGCTGCACAGTTCAGGCCTGTAGGAATCACTACAAGGTTTGGTAAGTCAGGCTTCCAGTATGATCCTGCTACAGGACAACTCACAGGTGCTGGCTATCAAGTAGCTCCTGATGTTGCAGCTATGCGTGAAGGCTTGATGGGCTTGGCAGGTACTGGCTTAAGTCAAGCTCAGCAGGCTCAAGCTCAACAGGCAGGTATTACTCAAGCTGGTCAAGGCCTATTCAACCTAGGTCAGCAGTATGTAGCTCAGACACCTCAAGGTGCAGCTCAGCAGTTCATGTCTCAGCAGCAGCAACTACTGGCTCCCGGTCGTGAACAGCAACTGGCTCAACTGACTAACCAACAACAGCAGCAAGGTCGTTTAGGTCTAGCTACAGGTGCTACTTCAGCTGGCTACATGGGTGGCGCTCAAGGCTTACAAGCTGCTAATCCTCAGATGGCTGCTTACTACAATGCCTTAGCTCAGCAGGATGCTCAGTTGGCAGGACAGGCTCAACAGGCTGGACAACAGCAGGTACAGTTCGGTCAAGGATTGATGACAGGCGGTTTAGGTCTGCAGAATGCTGGTTATGGACTTCAAAGTTCAGCTTTGGCTCCGTATACTAACTATGTTGCAGGTGCTACAGGCTTAGAGAATCAAGGCTTAAATGCTCTGACTCAAGGACTTGGTTTAGGTTCATCAATCACAGCGGCATCAACAGCTGCGGCTAACATTCAGAATGCTGCAGCTCAGCAAGTAGCCCAGCAACAGTTACAAAGAAACAATGCTATTGTAGGTGGTTTAACAGATCCTATTAGTCAATTGATTGGTGGCCTTACAGGATCTACAGCGGCTAGATCAGCCAATGCTAATACAGCTTTTAACCCTTACTTTCAGTCTATTGGATATCGTCCTTAAGGAATAACATGGCAACACTACCACAAGGTTTATTTGGAGGCATGGGTACTCCTGAGGAAATGCAAAGAGCATTGACGGAGCAAAAGGCTATGCAGTTTGCTACTATGTCTCCTCAACAACAGACAGCCTATAACATCTTTAAGAACACTAGCAATCTAGGTCGTGGCTTAGCAGGTGCTATGGGTGTAGATGTACAAGATCCTGCAATCCGTAGAGCTACTATGCTTAGACAGATGGCTTCACAGTACGATACTACTACTCCTGAAGGTTTGCGTCAAATGGCTGCAGCTCTTCAAGGTACAGATCCTGAGTTGGGCTTCCAAGTCATGCAACGTGCTGATGCTTTGGAGTTGTCTAAGGCTAAGATTGGTTCTGAGAATGCATTGATTAAGCAACGTGAGCGTGAGAAAACTGCTGCAGATCCTATTAATAAACTTATTGCGGAAGGTAAGTACACTACTGAAAGTGTAGCTGATTATCAACAATCAGGTAAAATCTCAGACTTGAAACTAGTTGAGAAGCCTGAAGGTAAGACTAGTTATGGTACTGAAGCTGATAGAGCTGCTAAAGCTAAGTATGGTAAAAACTTCTCTGAGTTAACACAAGAGGAAGCTGCTATTATTGATACTTTGTTAGAATCACGTAATGTAACAAAAGCTAAGGCAGGTGCTGGTAAGCCTGTAGATGTAGCTTCTATTATCCAAGAGATTGGCACTAAGGAAAACATCAAAGCTAAAGCAGAGGCTTGGAAAAATGCTGGAGATGCTTATAAAACACAAGTACCAATGATTGAAAAGCTTAAAGAAGTTAGATCTAATCTACCAGCAACCTTTACAGGTGCTTTCTCTGAGACAGCCCTACAGTTTGGTAAAGCTTTATCAGCATTTGGCGTACCTGTGGATGAAAATAAGTTGTCTAACACTGAATACATGAATAGTGTATCTTCTCAAGTTCTACAAACTATTGCTCGTAACTTTCCCGGCTCGTTGGCTGTTAAAGAGATGGATCAATTGGTTAAGAGTAAGTTTAGCAGCCCACAACAGATTAAGACTATTGCTCGTATCTTGAATGAT